ATCAATGGCCAGAAAGCACCCGACCATCCAACTGCGGTGTTGTTATTCCAAATTCGGACGCGCAAACGGTAGGTTGCCCCCACTTCCAAAGTGAATAATTCGCTAAAAACGTCATAGTTGCGGTCGGACTCAAGAACTATGGATCGTGGCCGCTCCCAAAAAGCATCCGTGTCAGCGAAGTAGATGTTCGGCTTGTCTGCCCCAAAACCCCACCATTGGCGGTCGCGGAAATCAGGATCGGGCAGCACGTTGTCAAAGCTCGACAACTGCAGCTGCATCGCCCTGACGTTATTTTGCGTTGCAAGCTGACCCTGCCCAGCGAAGCCCGCTGCAATGTTGTTTCCTGTTTTGTCAGCGTTATCTTGAGGTCGCCCAGCGCCAGCAACATGTACCCATTGCGTGTCTGGAAATTCGAGCGCCGTGCGAATGTTGTTGTTGAAGTCACGGATTTTCAGACGACCGCGCCCATTCACCGTATCTAACCCGAAGTCGCCATAACCGACTTCGCCTACTGGACTCGGCGCTGCCCAACTCCCTACCAGTGCCGAACCGTCGCCAGTCTTGTTGACGTAGCTCATCCATAGCGGGTTACCGTCAGGTGCAGGTTTTACGACTGTCCAATTAGCGGGATTCACTCCCGTAGGGGTAGCTGGCACACCAAATTGTCTGCGATATCTGACTTCGCGAAAGTTACCCTGTGCGCCCTGCGGTCCGCTAGGGCCTTGCGCGCCTTGACCACCTGTCGGCCCAGTCGGCCCCATAGGCCCTGCATCGCCCTGAATCTTCGTCCAAACATAATCAGCAGGGTTCGTGCTCTCAGTCGGGGTGCTCTTGTTCGGCGCGATACCGATGAAAGTATGCGTCGAGTTTGACTCGCCGTTTGTGAAATTCTGAGTGCCATTCGCGTTCGAAGCATAGGCAAACCACGTGTAAGTCGGTTGGCCATCCGCACCATCGGTACCCCTTACGCCATCAAGGCCAGTGATGCGCGACCACGTGTAATCGGCAGGGTTCGTGCTCTCTACCGAAGTCGTCTTGTTGTTCGCGATACCAATGTAGGTCTGGCCAGTGTTCGCGCCATTTATGAACCCACTCGTGCCAGTCGAATTGTTCGCATAAGCGATCCAAGTGTAGAGCGAATTCCCTTGCGCACCAGCAGCGCCAGCAGGACCCGTGTTGCCTTGCGCCCCTGCCCTCGCCTTAGCCAGAGTGAAAGTCTTATCGACGCTCACACTATCAAAGGCTGCACGCAATTTCACATTGGCGCTGTCAGCGCTCATCGCGGTGACGCTGTAATAGCCATCAGGGCCAATCGTGGCGGTGCAGTTTGTCTGCGAAACCTTCGTGAAGGTCGCCGCTGAGGTCACATCAGCGATGCCCTTCATGACTGTGAACACGCCATTTGCGTCACTGAAGTCAGCTACATTGCCAGCGCTGTCAGCGATGACGACATGGCTGTCATTCGTGAGCGAGCCAGTGATTGAACTAGCCGCATCAGCGAACTCACCGAGCAACGCTACTCTGGCAGTTGTGAAGTCGGTGAACTTGGCTTTGAAGGTGTTGCGAACGATTGGCGTCGATACTGCGACATTGTTCCATGCTGGCGAGAGCGAGGCGAGGTAGGTGTTCAGCGCATCGAGCTTGCTCTGATAGTTTGTTTTCGCTGTCGTGATAGAATACCTGTCAGCGTCGGCTTCCATGCTCGGGCGCTCAGTATTGAACTCAGCTATGCGCTGAATGATGATAAGTTTCTCTGCACTCGATAGCTTTCCATCCTCAGCAAAGTCATTGATGCGAACCTTCAATGCGGTTGCATCAGCCTTGGCCTCATCTGCAGCTTCCTGTGCTAGCCTTGCTGCCTCTTTCGCATTGGCAGTTTCGATACCTGCATCACGGATGGCCTCGCTGATTTCACTCGCACTATGAACAGCCCAAGTGCGAGTATGCCCGACCCTCACGCCATAGGCGGGGGACGCGCTCGGAAGCTGCTTGACCGAATTGACTAGAGGCAGCGAAGAGCGATCATCCCTGAGCGCGATTGGCGTTTTGGCAGTTCCATAGAAGTTGCAAGCGCGAAATCGGCCGAGACTGTCAGGAAAAAGGAAACCCTGACCATCGAAGGCACTGCGAACAGCATCACCAACGCTCATTTGATCAGTGAGGTAGAGGTTCCATTCCTGATTCCACGCATTGAGCGAAGTCGCGTTATAGACAGCGCCGAACTGGGTCAGCAGAGCCTTTACGATGCTGGCAATCGTGGTGCCATTTGCGCCAGTGATATCAGCGGTGACTTTGCCTCGTGGCTGGCCACCTAGTCTGATCATGCCGACAGCAGGTGCAATTGCGTATTCGCCAACAGTCAGGGTGAGGTTGGCGAGCGCGCTGTAGGTTGTGACGGTCGCCTTTGCGCTGCCAGCTATCGGGTAACCGTTCTCATAGACGCCATGAACAGCAGCAGTCGCACCATCGTGGAACTGATAAATCTGATACGCTGAATCGATGAGCACAGGCGCGATATTGAAGCATTTGCCAAAGGCCTTCGGCTTCACGTTGCCAGTCAGGTTCGCGTCACCCTCAGCGCCGCCAGTGCCAACATATTCATTCGTCAGAATGTTAGTTTCGAGTGCAGCCTCAGGACCGCGAAGGGCTACCTTCGCAATGTTTCCATCGCGTTCGATCGGTCCAGCAGTGCCAGCGAATATCTGGCGATACTGCGATAGTGATGTGCCGCTTTCGCCAATATAGATTTCGAGTAGCGCGCCATCCCAATCGTATCGCGACCAATGCTGATTGTCGAAGTCGTCGCCAAGCTGGAATGCTAGCGAGCCATGCGACAGCGAAACGGGGTCAGGGTAGCCATCCGAGAAATAGGCAATCGACCGTTTTGGCCATTCGGTGATGAGGGGAAGCCAAGCTTCATTATCGACAATGACGCCATCGCTGAGCGCTTGCGCTGCGCTCATGCGAACGGTCACATAATCCTGAGTTGCGGGGTTATAGCAATTTGCTCTGACAAGTATGTTTCTCACCCGCTATTTAGCGAGATAATCAGGGTGCGAGCGCGCGGATTACGAGTTCCGAACGTCGGGCATCGTATGCCTGAATTTTGGTGTTCGCCTCATTCTTGATGCGACCGAAAATAGCCTCAGCCTGCCAACTCGAAACGTCATCGCTATCGGGCACAAACAGGAAAGCGCGCTTCTTGCCGACAGCGGTGTAGAATGGCGTCCAATCATTTCGCCAAACGACATCACCGATGAAGCTAACAGATACCTTCCACTGTATCAGCACTGGGAGTTCATCGTAAGATTCCCAGCCATTGCCAGCGTATTGCGTCGATTGATCGATGAAGCTTTGTTCTGCATCGAGGTCCACGCCCGCCAAGTCAGTGAGCGGCAAGGCCTTTCCTATCACGATGCGCTGAACGCTGGTTGCGTTGGTGCCGCCGAGAGTGATTTTCACATATCGCTGAGTGCGAACTGTATCGAGGCGTTTGATAATTTTACGCGTGAAACCTTCGGGCACAGGGTCAGTGATCGAAAAATTGGCAGTGTCGTAAGTGCTCGTGGCTGTGGTCGTGCCAGTCTGAATGCGTGCAGTCGTGCCCGCGTTTTCGACGCCAATGAGCGCGATAGTGTCATATTTCGCAGCAGTGCCGAGGTCGAGAATGACAGTGTTGTTCGCGCCAGTGGTGCGCCAGACAAGGCCAGCAGCATCTATGTTCGCATTCGACACTGGGCCAGCAGCAGTCGCATCGCCGCTCACCACGCTGAAATTCAACGGACGGACAAAAAGCGCCATATCAGCCCCTCACCGTCAGCGTTGTCGCGTTCGCCTGATAATCGATATCAGCATAGATGAGCTTGAGCACGCGGCCATCTGTGGCGTAGTCTGGCGCATCGAGAATGTAGGTAGGAACGCTGAGGTCGAAATCCTCAAGCTCAAGCGTGCCATCAATCTCAACCTGAAAGACTGTCTTGAAGGTCTTTGTATCGTTGAAAATCTGATTGGCGAGCGCAGTAGCTGGCGCTTCCTGCAATTGTGTATCGAGTGTGATTTCACGCGCCTGAGGATATGTGCTGCGAACACTAAAATCGCTCAAGCGAACGTAGCGAAATTCTCTGCTGATTAGTGCAGCACGTGAAGGGTCGATTGCCATGAAGCTATTTAGCCTCAGAAGTGATTCACGATTTTGCCGTTCACTGCGAGGCTGCGCCCGCCACCGCTGCCACTGCTAACACGAGCACCTTGAGCCGCGTTGCTTTTCAGTTGCTCATTGATCTGATGCAGAAGGTCATTGGTGATGCCCTGCTGACCCGTGATATTCTTCGTTTGCTCGTGAATGGCGTTCACAGTCGCATCATCGATTTCTGCACTGATATTATCGATGAGACCATCAGTCGCATCTGCCAACATGTTGCGAATATCGACGTAGGCTGAGGAACTGCCGTAGATGCTGCCCGCATTGCTATTGATATCGCTAGCCAGCGACAGGAAGGCATCTTGATCGACAGTTTTGCCAGCAGTGATATCGCGGCGCATCGCTTCGAAATCAGCAAGGTCGCGGGTCAGCAGGCTGAGCGAAGTGAAGCCGCCCGCCTCGCCCTGTAGTTCTTTCCTGAAATCGCGAAGGCTCGAAAGCTGATCGTCGATATACTGCTCAAGCTTGCGCTGGCGGTATTCTTCGACCTTGCCGAGTTCAGCAGCAGTCGCGCCAGATTTCTGCATGGCTTTTGCCATATCATCGAGCGATTGCGTGATTTCCTGAGCGCCACTCGAAAGCGGGTCGCTCATGAACCTCAATTCTTTGAGCAGTTTCTCATACTGGCTTGCAAGGTTCACCCCAGCTTCGCCTTGCGCTTGAATTACGCGCTTCGAGAATTCGCTGATTCCAGAGAGAACACCTTTCTTCAGAGCCTCGCTGACTGCGAACGCAATCGCCGCTGCCTGCCCATCCTCACCGAAATTGTACAAACCTTGATTGCGCTCATTCGCAGCTTCGCTCTTTGACTGGCCTTTGAAGCTAGTCGCACCCGTCGTGGAAACTCGCCATTTGTCATTGTACTGACCAACGCTGATGCCGCCTGTGCCAGTGATGGTCGCACCCAGCGCATCTGCAATTGCATTAATGCCGTTCGCGACTTCGCCAGCAGCAGCCATACCATTGGCAGTCATACCCTTGCTGTTGCCAAATCCGCTACCTGCAGTCAGGCGACCATCGCTGAGTTCTAGGCCAGCACCGCCTTGCTTCGATTTCTTGAGCAGTCCACCGATGGTGCCGCCGAGCACTGAGCCGATAGCTGAGCCAATCGGTCCTGCGATAGAGCCGAGTGCGCCACCGACTTGAGCGCCAGTCGTGGAGAATTTGCTCCAAAGCATCTTGCCGACGCCAGCCACGGCGGTGCCCATTGCAGCGCCAGCCATTGCGCCACCCACGGCGTTACCTACGCCCTTTACAAGCCCGTTCGGGCCAGAGAACGAACTGGTGAACTTGCTAAAGCTAGATGACATGCTGCTCATCGGGTCAGCGAACGCTTTCTGCAGGCCTTCTTTCGAAAAGCCGTCCAGCCCCTTATCGATGCTCGTTCCGAAGTCCTTGCTCAGCGTGGAGCCAAGGCGAGCGATGCCACCCAGCAGCCCGCCGCCTGAATAGTCACCCTGCTGCATCTGATTGAGGTTGTCGATTGCATCAGCGATGCCATTGATGGCCTTGCCGAGCACGCCGCCAAGCGCGTCGCCAATCTGGTAAATTGCGCCAACCATCTCGTCATTGAACTTGTTTGCAATGTCGAGCATCTTTTCTTCGTATTCATCGACGATGCGCTTGTTCGCTTCACGCATCTGGCGCTCAAAATCGCTCTGGCTCATGCCATCAGGCTTCGAGACAGTGCCAAGCGCCTTGAGCGCTGTATCGCGCTCATATCGAGCTTTCGCAGCAGGATCGTTCGGAACGCCAGCATCAGCGAAAAGGCGTTTGCCTAGTTCGAGTTCTTCATTGCGAAGCTTGAGGCGTTCCTTGAGCGCATCATTACGCTGCAACTCAGTGATGAGTGCGGCCTCTTGTAGCTTCCATTCCTCAGAAGACAGGTCAGCAATCTTGCCGCCATTGTTGAGATGATCGACCTGCGCTTTCAGTAGCTCGTCAGCGAACTTCTGGCGCGTTTTGTCACTCTCACCCAAAGCCTTTTCGAGCAGAGTGGTTTCGTTCGCGAGTTCGAACGCCTGCTGGCGCATTCCAGTGAGCGCTTTAGCTAGACGCGTTTGCTCGACGAGATTGGCGATTTCCTGAGCTTGAATTTCGCCATACTGAGCGCCGAGGATTTTCTTCGCTTCCTCTTGTTTTGCGCGCAACTCAGCTTCGTGCTTGAGCAGCTTGGTTTGCTCAAGTTCCTCTCGCATTTTGTCGAGAAATTCCTGATACTTTTTGGTAGCGTCAGCGAGTGCGGATGCTTTGGCCTTAGTTTCTTTGCCAGCCTCGCCAGCGCTGGCGATATTTCCCGCATCTTGTGGATTATCTGTGCCAGCGGTGCCCTCCGCTGCTTGGCCTCGCCTTGCTTCACCATTCGCGCGGGCATCAGCCCCTATGCCATCAACGAAGCCTTCAACTGTACGCACTCGCTGGAAGCTAGGCAGAGTATCACTGAGCGCTTCACCAAGGCCCTCGCCAGAGAGTCGCCCGAGCTTAACATCAGCGATAGTTTCGATATTCACCGAGGGAATGTTATTCGCTAAGCCAATGAGCTTGTTCAAAGCGAATATGGCCATGTTGACCATGCCTTCGACAGCACCAATCACGAGGTTGGCGACACTGCGAACGGCTGCTCCGACAATGCGTGGAGCGTTGCTGAACACAGCAGCAAGCACCTTCCCAACATGAACGAAAATACTAATCCAAAAATCGACGCCACGAGCGATCAACTTCACGAGTCCCATGAATGAGAACTCGATGCCGCCGAACACTGTGTTCCAGACTTTGCCAATGGCCTCGATTTCTGGCGCAAAGAAATCAGTGACCTTTTTGAAGGCCGAACCAATGCTTTCGAATACGCCTGTAACGGACTCGCTAATGCCGCCCCAAACTTCGCTGAAGAATGAGCCGATTGCGCTCAGTCCTTTCGAGATGCGATTCCAAATTGCCTCTGCATAATCACCAAGCGAAACCAGCCCATCACTCGAAACTGACATGCTGTCGCGGAACTGATAAAGCAGCGCGATAGCGGTGCCGATAATTGCCACAGTAGCCACAATCGGATTGGCCAGAACAGCAGCGTTGAAAACTCGCCAAACGCCTGTCGAAACAGTCACAATCTTGTTCATTGCGCTGGCCATCGCGCCGAGCGTTTGAAGCGCATTTGCGCTGCCAAGAAAAGTCGAGGCCAGCGATGCTGCCTTGAATGCCGCGAAGCCTCCTAAAAGCGTTGTGCCGACAGTGAAGACTGTGCCCATATGATCAGCGGTGAAGCGTAATACGGGGATGAGGGCCGTAGTCAGACCTTCAGAGAGTTCGATTGCCGCGACCTTCAAGCCTGAAAATACGCGGAGCATCTGATACCCCATCGTGTTGGCAATCTTTTCGTAAGCCTCAGCGCTGGCACCGCCCTTGTTTTTCATTTCTTCCATTGTGGCGATGAAATCGACGCCTGCTTGACCGCTGAGCGCGAGCATCGGCACCAGTGCTTCCACGCCACCGAACAGCAACGCCAAGCTGTCAGTTGAGCCACCCGATTTTTCTAGAACATGTTGAAGCCAGTTGCTGAAGCCCATCGACTTGACGGCTGCGGTATCGAACTCAATTCCAAGGCGAGCAGCTTCATCAGCCGCTTCTTTTGTTGGCTTGGCGACTGCTGCCAGAATTGCTCTCACCCCAGTGACAGCAGTGCTAGTAGAAACCCCGCCCTTCGTGAGCGCTGCAACTGCTGCGGTCACTTCATCGAAGGTAACGCCCATCTGCGCGGCCAGAGGCGTAACCTGACCCAAGTTGCTGGCCAGTTCGCCAATGGTCGTCTTGCCCATTTTCATGGCAACAAACATTGCATCGCTGGCATCTGCCGCGCTGAGCGCGCCAGACCCATAAGCGTTGACAACGCTCGTAAGGCCATCGGCTGCTATTTCGACGCTTGTCACACCGCCGATTGCCAAGCGGTTTGCCACGTCGAGCGTATTCACGGCATCTGCTGCGTTCGATGCACCAGCAGATATGATCTGATAAGCAGCGCCAGCGGTTCCAACTGGGTCTGCGCCAAATGCAGCAGCTTGCTCAAGGATTGCAGAACGCAAGCGATCCATGTCGAACACTGTGGTATCGACGAGGGTCGAAACCTCAGCCATTTTAGTCTGAAAGGCAGTTGACGCCCTAGTTGCAGCCACGAAGGCACTACCGAGGGCCAGCGCAGCGGCTGTAGCGGCAACAATACTTCCGCGAACGCTGGTGACGGTGCTGTTGAGACTTCCAAGAGTCGAGTTCGTGTTTGCAGCGTTATTGTTCGCCGCATTCAAATTCTGCCCTAGATTCTGTGCACTCGCGCCAGTCTGAATTGACGAGCTTCCTAGCCGCCTGATCGACGTGTCGAGGCTGTTGATGTTGGAATTGCCAATACTGCCTAACGCACTATTGACCCGAGCCGCACCTTGCTGTGCAGCGCTCGGGTCAATAAGTACCTTGATGCGACGTTCTTCTAAGCTCACACCTTATTTATCGTGAGGTTTATCCGTCGAGTTTTTGCGATACTTTCTGATAAGTATCTCGCGCCTGCTATCGACACTCATGATAATGCGTTTCAGCATTTCATATTCATCGTCATCCATCGACAAATCGACCGCGTAATTGCGGATTGCTGATAGTGGAATCGGCCCCTTCCCCTCAAATCCCATCGGGCGCTCAGTTCCGAGTTCCTGAAACGCTCGCCAATAGAAGAGAGAGAACGGAAGCATGGCTGGCTGCTCGTCGAGAAAGGCTTGAGCGCGCTCTTGAACGCGCCCAACGCCAGTCTCAGCAATATCTATCATTTGCTCTAATGTCTCACCGTGGCGAAGTTGCCAATCGATGAGGTTGATTAGTTTTTTGTCGTATCGCTCACGATATCATCGCTTTGGAAGTTAGCGTTATCGGAAGCCTTACGAGCAACATCGATCAGAATGTGACGATTGTCCTCATCGTCGAAGAATTCGAGCGCAGTCTTCTGATCGAACTTTGGCGGAGTATAAGCCTTATCATCAGGGTCAGATGGAAGCTTCCAATCCAAGACTGCCATATATGCGAGTGACACTGCCATGCGCTTATAGAAGTCCTTTTCTTTGGAGTTGTTACAGCCGTGCTTCGACCAAAGTTGCTTCTTTTGTAGCTCATCTTTTTGGCTGTGTGGGTCCATGAAGCGCACCTTGTAGCTACCGTAAAAGATGCCAGCATCATCCTCACTATCAACCCACTTACCAGCTTCAGCAACTCCCTTATCGACTTTCTTTGGAACGTAAATTTTCGACATTATGCAAATACCTCACTTTGAATCTTGCGAGGTATTTATCTAAACGAATGCCCGCGCTGCCTTTCGACAACGCGGGCACCAAAGCTGCCTTTTGCGCAAGTGAGGTATTAGGCGAGCTTCGTGATTGTCGTTGCGCCAGCAGTTTCCTTGGCCATGAATTCAGCGCTGACAGTTGCAGCAGCACCTTCCTCACCATCTTTTGGGATGCGGAACTGAGCGACAGGGATATTGATGCTGTAGCCATTTACGCCAGAGCCAATCGGGAGCGTAAGCGCTGCGCCGCTGGCACTCAGCAGAACAGTTTCAGGCGTCCAGTCCTCACGGAAGAAATCAACCGACCCATTGACCTTACGGAAGCCTGAGGTGGCAATTCCGCGAGCGGATGCAGAGCCGAGCTTATTCAGCGCTTCGCGAGTATGCTCAACAGTGTACTCGAACTTGAGGAAATCGACAGTCAGGCCAGCAATCGAAGGTACAACGTCAACACCAGCGAGCTTCATAGCATTCGACGGGTTGGCATAGGTTGCGCCAGTCTTCTGCGCAGTGCCAGTCGTGCGAGCCATGCCGATGATATCGGCAGAGAATTCAATGTTGCCATTGGCCGTGCCAGAGATGGTCAGCTTCGTAACCTGACAGCCAGTGAAATAGCTGTAGAGTTGCGTGCCATCGCTGTTCGACATGCGCTTTTCGATTGTGAAGCTCGTATCGTTAGCGCCGCTGGAAAGAACGTTCGTATTGAACGTGCCAGACAGGCCAGATTCAAGCAGTAGGTCAGTAGCTGCATCGCGAGCGAAGTGCTGCTTGAGGCTTCCCGTAACCTTGAACGCTACAGGGCGACCGCCAGACGAAGCGCGGTTAGCGCGGCGCGTTGGTGATTCAAGCCAATCTGATTCATAGACAACCTCAGTGCCATCCATGTAATCGAGAACAAGGAAAGCAGGGGTCGCATTAGTGGTGCCAGCTACAGTCTCTTTCGAGATAGCATAGCGTGTATCCGAGGGATTAACGGCCATATTAAAAGCTCCTAAAGTGAATTTGATAGGAGCGTGCCGCTCCGCCAGTATTTAGCGGAATGGGCGATTTCTCAGGGTTCAGTCATATCGTCTAAGTGCTTCGTACGGGATGCTCGCTGTCATCATGTACCACTCACCATCGCGATCAGGGTTTGTATCGATATCAGCAGTGAAAACCCGAATTTGGCCATCATCGAGCTTTGCGTGACGAAAGAGCTTTGCGAAGTGATCTAGAATTTCGAGTGCTTCGCCATCACCTGTGCTGAGCGGCGTGAACGTCTGAAGCCAAACCCTACCCTGCTGAAGCAGCATTCCAGCCTCAGTGTCACCAGCAACATGGAAGCTAGCTGCAGGCCTGACAGTAAAGCGAACCCATGTCTCACCCTCAGCCATATCGGCGGGAATATCGTTGTCGATTACAACGCGAATATCATCGCGAAAGTGAGTGAAGAAATGTGTTCTTAACGCTTGCGCATCGGCTGAAATAGACATGCTGTATTTAGCGCCGCGCTCGTCTAGCAGCATCGATAGCAGCTTCCACGAAGCCAGCAGGCGCTTGCTTCGAATGCCCGCGATTTAGCGCGCCGATATACTCGACATTATTTTCAACCACTGGGACAGGCACGCTTGTGTCTACCGTCCAGCCAGAGCGCGCGTTTCCAGTATCGACAGGCGTTGCGAGCACAACGCGGCCATGAATGTCGAGCGCCATGACCTTCGCGAGATTATGAGCTTGCTCAAGCTCATCATCGAATTCGCGTTGCAGGTTGCGAGTTATGTCAGAGACATCGACGATTATCCTCACTGTGCAATCGCCTTCCAGAGAAAGGCTGTGCCGTGAGGTTCGACAGCAGAGACTTCGCCAATAGTGTAATCACTCTGGCCGATGACAATATT